GTATGATGCTGGGGAGACGACGGCGGAGCTGGCGGCGCGGGTGAAGCGCGTGTTTAACAATTTGACGGACGCGGAGGCGGTGAGGGTGGCACGCACGGAGACGAATCTGGCGTTCAATGCGGCGCGGCATGAGGCGCTGGGAGACGCGGGGATCGAGTATAAAGCTTGGCTTTCCAGCCACGGGCCGCGGGTGCGTGCGGGTCATGCGGCGGCGGAGGCAGCCTATATTGATAATCCGATTCCGATTGATCAGGCGTTCGTGGTGGATCTGGACGGGGAGGGGGAACAGATGATGTATCCGGGGGACGATAGCCTGGGGGCGAGTCCGGGGAATATCATCAATTGCCAGTGTGTGCAGTTGGCGGCCATGAAGGAATCGGAGGATGCGGAGAGCGAGACGTTTAGGGTTTATGGGATTGGGGTGATGAAGTTCGACAAAGCAGAAAGCAGAAAGCAGCCCAGTGAAGTAGGGGAAGACTTCACGGGCCAAAGAAAGCAGAAAGCAGAAATTGGACACGGCTGCGGGCAGCACTGAACATCCAACAACCAACATCGAACATCGAACATCCAACAGGGAACAGCCAACAGCCAATATGAAAAATCTACAAAGACCCAACGGACCAATCACACGATTAAATTCTCCGCTCACGCTAACCGAAGTAATACAGATCCTCGAAGATGAAATATGGGTGCATGAAGTTGCCTACCGAGAGACTGATCCATCGAGCGTAAAACGGGAGATTATCCGCGCGGCCGCCGCAAAAAAAGCAGCCGTACGGATTATCAAACAGCACATAACCAAACACTGACTATGAAGACATTGACTGAATTTGGGGAACGGGTGGTGACACTGAATGGGGGGAAGCAAGGGCTGCGGGGGGGGATGCGGTGCGAGGTGCGGGTGGTGGATAGCTTGCCGGCAGTGATGGACTTCATTGCGTCGGATGAAACGCTGGATCGGTATGAGGAGAAGGTGAGCGTCGCCGGGTGGCAGCTCGATAACTTCAAGGCTAATCCGGTGATTCCTGACTGCCATGACTATTCATCGATCGGGAAGATCCTGGGGAAGGCGCTGAGCATCGGGGTGGCGGACGGGAAGCTGGTGAATCGGGTGGAGTTCGCGCTGTGCAACCCGATGGGGGTGTTGGCGTTTGACCTGGCTAAGGGCGGTTTTCTGAAGTCGCAGAGCGTGGGGTTCATTCCGCTGGAATGGGAGAACGGGAAGAAGGCGGGGGAACCGGCGCGGACGTATGTGAAGCAGGAGTTGCTGGAGGTGAGCCTGGTGGTGGTGCCGGCGAATCCGGGGGCGACGATCGGGGCGGCGCTGAAATCGGGCGCGACGACGAAGGAACATGTGCAGAACGTATGGGAGTTCCTGCGAGAATTTTGCGGTGAAGAGGCGGGATCTGGGACCTTGGCCGGCGCATCCGGTTCCAGAGCCATCGATGCGCAGTTATTGCAGCTAGCAAGGTCCCTGAACAGTGTGTTCAAGGGCCATTAACTGAACCTTAACTAGCAGGGTTTAATGACACGGAAACGGAAAAAGATATGAACGCATTGACTGAAGAGCAGGTAAAAGAGTTCCAGGGCATCCTGGGGGGAATGAAGGGCTATGACGCTATGTTCAAGGAACTGGCGGAATTGGCGAAGATGGAAGGTGGGCTGGCGACGATCAAGGCGCTGCCGGGCTTGCTGAAGGCGGAGCAGAAGAAGAATGACGATCTGCACACGGAGCTGAAGAAGCTTCAGAAGGATCTGCTGCGGAACAAGCAGTCGAGCGGGGTGAGCTATCGGCGGAATGTCGAGGGGAAGGATGTGGGGTTTGTGAGCGATGAATGCGCTCGGGCGATCTCTTCCTTGTATATCGTGGCGTGCGCGCAGCAACAGAAGTGGCCGAGCCATTGGCGCGAGGAGACGGTGCAGCAGCGGCTGATCGGAGAGGCGTGCGAGAGCCTGGGCATCCAGCAGCGGGCCGCGGTGTCGCTGAGCGGGACGGATATTCCGCTGCCGACCGTGTATGTGCCCCAAGTGGTGGAGCTGGTGTGGAAGTATGGTCAGATCCGGCAATTCGGGACGGTGTTCCCGCTGGGGGCCGGGACGGTGATTCTGCCGCGGCTGAAGGCTGGGGAAGATGCCTTTGCCTTCCTGGGCGTGGGCACGGCCGGCATGAGCCAGGCAGTGGGCAAGAAAGAAGTGACGGCGGAGACGGTGACGTTTACCGCGAACAAGTTCGGCGGGATCGTGGCGATACCGACGGAAATCGAGGAAGACACGTTCATCCCGCTGGGCCAGTTCCTGGCGAGGTATATCGCGCGCCGGTTCGCTTACGGCGAGGACGACACGGCGTTCAACGGGGACGGGACGGCGACGTATGCGAACATCTCGGGCGTGGGCAAGTACTGCAATGCGGCTGGGGCGTTGACTTACTCGGTGCAGTTGGCGGCCGGCAAGACGAAGCCGAGCGATGCGACCATCAATGAGTTCCGCGCGATGCGGGCGAAGGTGAACGCGGCGGCTTACTTCAACTCGGCGTACTACCTACATCCGACGTTTGATGCGTTGCTGGTGACGTTCAACACCATCAACAACCCGCGGATCTATGAGCGGATGCCGAATGGTCAGGCGACGCTGGACGGGTTCCCGATTCGGTGGACGGGCGTGGCACAGCCGTATGGGACGGCGGCAGCGGTGAGCAAGGACGTGGCGTTCTTCGGGGACCTCTCCTATGTGTATTTGGGCGAGCGCGGGGCCCCGCGGGTGCAGACTTCGCTGGATGTGTACTTCACAACTGATGAGATCGCGATGCGGGCGCTGGAACGGATCGACGTGGAAATGATGGCGATCGATGCCATGAGTTCGCTGCGGACGGCGGCGGCTTGAGCCAAAGCAGAAAGCAGAAAGCAGAAATCTACCTAGGAGCCCCTCGCCTGACGTCTTCGGATAAGGGCGGGGGGCAATTTGAAGAAAGAGAACACTGATATGAATATGAGAAAAATGGGACTGATGGGAGTGATGGGGCTGATGGTCGGGCTGGCGCTGCCGGTGCGGGCGCAATATACGGTGCCGACGTTTGTGACGCTGGCGGCAAGCGGGACGACCACGAGCGTGGTGTATTTCGCATCGTCGCCGGGGCAACAGGTGCGGGTGGTGCAGACGATCGCATCCAGCGATCTGGCGAGCGCGAACCTGCTGCTGAGCACGGGGGTGACGCCGCTGAGCATTACGAAGAGCAATGCGGCGGGGACCACGATTGATGTGGGCTACACGAATGGGTTCACGGTGAGCGACTTCGTGATGCTGGAGACGGCCGCCGGGGTGATGACGAATGCGCAGATCGCATCGTTTGGGGGCAGCACAAACATCGTGTTTGCGAGCAATGTGCCGATCACGCGGATTGGGGATCAGGTCTACAAGATGAGCACGGCGGTGAAGTTGTGGACGGGGGTGTTCACGAACCGGGTGCTGTCGGGCGAGGCGATCTATGTGGGCAATAAAGGCAGGCCGGTGCAGGTGCAGCTAAATAGCACGTCGGCTGGGTCGCTGGATGCAATTACGGCGCGCTACGAGTAGGCGCGCCGCGTTGGGCACGGGTGGGCCTGGCGGCGGTTTGTTTGTTAGCCGTCGCCAGGTTTTCAAGAAAAGCAGAAAGCAGAAAGCAGAAACATGCCGAGGGAATTTTTGCCGAAGAACCGGAGGCGGGAACAGCGGGGGAATGAGGAGATGTTTCCGAGGACCCGGTCGAGGGTGATGACGGGGCCGGTGGTGGACCGGATGATTTACCCGGAGGAGGTGGGGAACCGGAGGCAGGCGAAGCGGGCGCTGAGGGAGATGGTTTGGAAAGGCTAAAGGCTAAAGGTTGAAACGTGAAACGTGAAACGTGAAGGGATGAAATGAACGCGGGACTTGGAAATCTGGATACGCTGAAGCGGCATTTGCTGCCGTCGAATACGATGGCGGGAGAGACGCGGTTTGACCAGGTGATGGTGGACCTGGGGCAGGGAGTGGCGGATGATTTTGAGAACTTCTGTAATCGGAAGTTCGGTCGGATGGCGGGGGACCAGGTGGTGTTCCAGGCGGACCGGGCTTCGTTCATGCTGCCGCGGTATCCGCTGGAGGTGGTGTCGCTGATCGAGGTGAAGTTGCAGGATGCGGATGGATGGTTTGTCCAGGACGCGGGATGGGCGAGGTCAGTGAGCCAGGCGTCGGGGGTGGTGTATTTGCCGGAGCCGCCGGATGCGGGGCCTTATTGGGCGCAGGTGCGATTTACTTACACGGGGGGATACTGGTTTGAGGAGCTGGAGCCGGAGGGGGCGGGGTATCCGAGTGTGATGCCGGCGGGGGCGACGGCGCTGCCGAAGGGGCTGCGGCTGGCGTGGCTGAATCATTGCCGGCAGGTGTGGAATGCTTACGACAAGCTGGGGACGGGGCTGATCGATAAGCCGGGGGTGCAGACGGCGGTGGGGGAGATTGATTACTCGATGGCGGTGAAGAGGACGTTGGGGAATTACGCGATGATGCAGCCGATTTGAAGAACCGCAGAAAGCAGAAAGCAGAAAGCGGAAATGCTGAAACATCCAACATCCAACATCGAACACCGAACATCCAATGGCTGACACGATTAAGATCGAGCTGACGGAGAAGGCGAAGGGGCTGATGGGGGCGGTGGCGTCGATGCCGGATTGGGGGATAGAGGCGTTCGCGCGTGGGATGGACAAGGCGAACAAGATGGCGGTGCGGAATATCATGGTGAAGCATTTGACGGGGAAGGGACCGTTTCCGGTGGCGGAACATAAGCTGGGCATTGTGAGCGGGAACCTGATGACCCAATCGTATGCCAGCCCGGCGACGATCTCGGGGACGACGGTGGCGTCGGAGATCGGGTCGCCGGTGAAGTACGCGGAGTGGCATGAATTTGGGCTGGTGTTTACGCGGAAGGGGCGGACGGGGACGGCAAGGCTGCATACGGATGCGAAGGGCAAGCTGATGCGGCAGATCGGGCATGAGAACCTGGCGGTGTTTGCAAAGGCGGTGCATAAGGCCGGCAGGGTGAAGGAAGTGGCGTGGAAGTCTGAGGATCATGAGGTGACGATACCGGAGCGGGCACCGTTTAGGACGGGGATTAAAGAGGTGTTAGGTGACTATGGACGGATCGTTAGCCGGGAGGTGGTGGCGGCGTGGAAGGCGAAGACGTGAAACGTGAAACGTGAACTGTGAACTACGGGCTTGATATTATTGATCGGTTACCGGGGGAACTGGCGGCGGCGCTGGAGGGGGATGAATACTTTGCGGACATCCCGGTGATCGTGGCGGAGGAGGGGAATGTGGCGCAACAGATGGCGCGGAAGCAGGCGATTTTGACGGCGAAGGGCGGGAAGCG